ATGTCCCCAACACCTCAGGTTTGCACACCCCCTGCCACCAAACGGCCCGGCGAAAGCTTGGCGGCTCCAGCCGCTGCCGGGCAGGGGGTGTGCACCACCTACCGACGTGAGCGCGCATCGCGTGCGGCCTCTCTCCCAGGTCGCCGCATTTCCTCACGCTCTGCTTTTCTGAGCGCCTTTTCCTTCCTCCTGCTTGCGATGCTGATAGCAATCAGCAGTCCAGCGATGGCCACGATCAGCGCAGCAATCCCCCACACCACGGGGGCTGTGACTTGTTCCATTTTTGTTTCTCCCTCTGTAACGACCGCCTTCATTGTCGGCTGCTGCCTTCTGGCCCTTGTGGTTTTCCACCTCGCGATGGTTCCTGCAATGAATTGGATCGTGCGGAGGTTCTCATGAAGTTCAACGGTCAATCCGGCGCAGGCATGGTGCCCATGTTCATGGGCCGCGCCCCCCACCAATGGCAGCACGTCCTTGCCTTCATCGACTCGCTGCCCAAGCAAGACGACGCGGGCGCGACCGGCAAGCGAAGCGCGGGCGCGCCTGCGGCGGCGGATGTTGAATCCTCTGCTATCAATTTTGGGGGGTGCGTAGCGTCGGCAACAGCCGTCCCCGATGGTAATCACGGGGACAACTTCGAAGAGGGCAGAGCGTGACCATCGCCACCCCTCTCGTCCTCGATGGCAATGAGGTTCTGTTGCGTCTGCACGAAGAGCGCACCGTTACCGGCTCGCCCGTTCATATCGACTGGCTGCGCTTCACCCTCAATCTGCGCCATGCCCCCGTCCCCACGGTGGACACCCTCTTCCCCCCACGCGACGAAACCCAGGATTGGGAAAAGTCCCTCCACCAGATCAGCGAAGAAGACCGGCGCCGCCACGATCTAGCCCGCATCCTTCGCGGCCTGGATGACCCTGATTTCTCGGCCACCACGCAAGCGCTGGAGCTCGCGCAAAACGTCTGTGAACTGCTCGGTGCTGGTTTCACGGTGGACCCCGAATTGAAGAAGGGTCACGACTTCTACCGTTACCGCTGGTCGATCATGCGCGCAGGCTCTGAATGCGGCTGGGTGGGGTGCCTGTCAAGCGGCGACAGCCCGCGCCAATCGGCCCAGGCCAAGACCCTGCATTGCAACCTCTACGGTGCAGCGTGCACGTTTGCACGCCCTGGTTGGCACTACCAGATGGCCGACTATCTGGACGAACACCGCGCAGTCGTCACGCGGTGCGATCTGGCCTTGGACTTCTTCGAGGGCATTTCAGGTGGCATGGACCGCATCGGCTCCGACTACGACGCTGGCCTGATGGATCACCTGGGACACCGCCCAAAGCACAACTGTGTGGGCGCGTGGCGCTCAGGTGGTGTAGGCCGGTCCTTCTACTTCGGCAGCAAGGCCGCAGGCAAGCAAACCAACGTGTACGACAAGGGCGTTCAGCTCTATGGCGAGCAGGACGCCACCGGCTGGCAACGCATCGAAGTGCGCTATGGAAATCAAAAGCGCCTGTTGCCCGTGGATCTGCTGCGCAGGCCCGCCAACTTCTTCGCAGGCACCAGCGAATGGCACGCACTGATGCTCTCCGAGCACGGCGAAATTGCCCAGGCCGAGCCCATCAAAACAGAGCCACGCCTGCCCCTTGAAACCTTGATGGCGGAGTGCACGCGCAACGCCCGTTGGTTCTTCTCCACCGCTGGCAAATCTGCTGCGCTGGCCTTCCTCTACATGGACCGCGAAACCCTCGCGGGCTTCATCGAGAACTGCGCAGAGCTTCCTGGTCGCCTCTCCAAGTTCAAGCGGCAAGAGGTCGAGCGCGTCTATCAGGCCATGTTCAAAAAAGTCTCTGGCACCAGCGCTGGCCCCGCTGCGTTCGCCGCATAACCCGGCCAAAAGGAAAACATCAAATGCGTATGCAAAGCCAAGCCGTGTTGCACGGCATCAAGTCCAGCAAGGGCGACTATGAAGGCCGCGCCTTCGACTCCACCACGTTCCACCTCTCGGTGGACATGGGTCAAAGCTCCAGCGGGGAAAGCATCGGCGTAGTCACGCGCCCATTCAAGTTTGGCGACTCGTCCGAGTTCCAGAAGTGGGCACACCTCAAGAACAAATGGCCCATCACTGGCGTGATGTGCGATTGCGAATTCGATGTGGTGGCAGGTGCTGACAACTCCACCAAGCTGACACTCCTGGGCATCCGTCCCGCAGCCACAGCCAAAGCCGCAGCCTAACCATGCGCCTCGTCATCCAGTCGCGCACCACGGGCTGCTTTCTCGCGCCCAACGTTGAGGACGGACAGCCCGAATGGGTCATGTTGCTGTCTGAGGCTGCAACGCTGGATGACGTGGAAACCTGCGTCCAGCTAATCGAGGATCACGCGGAGCCTTTCCACCGGCCCGCTGTCGTTGATCTTGATGACCTCTATGGAAAGGCCCTAAATGCCTGAAATCGACCTCGGCCACGTAGCGCAACAACTCGCCATCCTCGGCATCTGCGCAGGCTTCATCGGTGCCGCCCTGTGGCATCTGCTGGTCGGCTCCATGCACGTGCTGGCCCACCGCCTGCACGCCCGCGCAGCCCGCCGTGAACGCATCGCCCAAGCGCGTGCACGAGCCCTCGGAAATGCCTGAGCAAACCATTCAATGCACCTCGGCCTGCACGGTCACGGTGCAGCACGAAATCACCCTCCCTGTGCTCGAACTGAGCCCGCAGGAAGGGGCAGTAATCAGCAGCGCCATCCTGCTGGTGTGGGCTGTGGCGTGGGCCTTCCGGGTCCTCATCCAGGCCATTAAATCTTCCGATGGAAACCAAACCAATGAGGACTGAAACATGAACCGCATCAATGCACAAATCCGCCGCTTTGCCACTGCTGCCGCAGTCGGTGCCCTGGCCCTCGCCAACAACGCACACGCCGCCATCGACGTGACTGGCGTGGTCTCCGAGATCAACGGCACCATCGCGCCCATCGGCCTGATCGGCGCTGCTGTGCTGCTGGTCGTGGTGGCCGTCGCGGCCTTCAAGTGGGTGCGCCGCGCTATCAGCTAAGCGCTAGCTGCATGTGCTCCCTGACCGGCCGGCAGGGGCCTTGCAAAAGTCCACACGGTGGGCTTCTTCAAGGTGAAAACAAATGGGCCTTCTCGTCATCGTCGCATCACTGGGGGCCGCATGGCTAATCTTCTCCGCCTGATCGCGCTGTCTCTCCCCCTTGCGCTGTTCTTGGGCTTTACCGGTCCCGCATCAGCCGTGATCAACGCAGGCCAGAGCGTTTGGTATTGCACTGGTCCTGGCGGTGAAAAGCCCGGGCGCTGTGGCGCCTGCGGTCTGGAACAAGCTGACAAGATCGCGACCAATCACTACTACTGCAAGGACCCCACCACCGCCGCGCTCATTGGTCAGGAATACCTTGTGCCAAAGCCGGACTACTGCCCGCCCAATTCCACCATCAGCGGCACCACCTGCACATGCAATACCGGCTTTGAAGAGAAAGATGGCCAGTGCAAGCCCAAAAATCCATGCCCCGAAGGCCAGCACGAGGAAGGCGGCGCCTGTGTTCCTGACAAGTGCAAAGCCGACGAGGTGCGCGTAAATGGTTTTTGTGTCAAGGAGCCACCGTGTGAGCCGGGCTACACCCGTATAAACGGGGTTTGTAAGAAGAACGGTTGCCAGCCTGGGAAGGAAGTTGGTGAAAGATTCACCAATGGCAACACCACCACCTATAGCTGTGAAGACGGCTGCACGGTGAAGGCCAATCCATCTATCTGCGTAACCTGGGAAGGCCAAACACAATGCACCGGCACTGGGCGCCAAACGGGCTCCACCTGCACCCCATCCGATAGTGGCGGCGGTGGGCCTAATGACGGCCCTGGTGGTCCCGACACTGGTCCCGGAACCGGCCCCGGTACAGGCCCCGGCACGGGTCCTGGCACCGGCCCCGGTGGTGGCGGCACCGGCCCTGGTGGTGGTGGTACAGGTCCTGGCACTGGCCCCGGTGGCGGCGGTACAGGTCCTGGCACTGGCCCCGGTGGCGGTGGTACAGGCCCCGGCACTGGCCCCGGTGGCGGTGGTACAGGTCCTGGCACTGGCCCCGGTGGCGGCGGTACAGGTCCTGGCTCTGGCTCTGGTGGTGGCGGCCTTCCACCGCCAAAGCCTGTCCCTCCTGAAGATGATGATGATGGCGATGGCGAGTTTGAATGCCCTTCCGGTTTCTCGCCCGCCCCCAGTGGCCCCGCATGCATCAAGGACCCTGAGCCGCCAGACGATGGCAAGTGCCCTGATGGCACCGTACTAATCAACGGTCAATGTTGGGGCACTTACACGCCCAGCCCTCCTGGTGGTGGCAACGGTAACGGTCCTGGTGGCGGCAACGGTGACGGCGATGGTGATGGTGATTCCGGTTTCGGTGGCTCTTGTATGCAAGGTTTTGGCTGTGAAGGCGATGCCATCTTTTGCGCGATCGCCAAAGAACAGCACCGCCGCGCCTGCAAGCTCTTTGACGACAAAAGCGCGGAGTCTGACCTCTACGACAAAGAAAAAGGCAAGGAGGGTGAGCAGACCAAAGACCTGCCCGGCAACAAAGAAGAAAGCATGGCCAATCGCATCAGTACGGCCAATGCCTTCGGTGGTGGTCAGTGCATCCGAGACTTGAATATCGTCGTTGTCGGCAAATCGGTAACCCTGCCAATGAGCAAGATTTGCCCGAGCCTCGAAATCATCGGAAACATCATGGTTGCAGTGTCCTTGCTGCTCGCCATTCGCATCGTTGGGAGGGGCTAAGCAATGCCAATATTCATCGCTGCCATCGGCGGCATGCTGCTAAATCTGGTCGGATCCATCGTGGGCCGCGTCCTGGTTGCTCTCGGCATGGCCGTCATCACCTACACCGGCGTGAACGCCAGTCTTGAGGCCCTCAAAACCCAAGCAATCCAAAGCTTCACCAGCCTGCCCCCCGAAGTCTTCGGCATGCTCTCCATCATGAAAGTGGGCGTGGCAATCAGCGTCGTGACAAGCGCCATCGCGGCCCGCTTGCTGCTCGATGGCCTGACCTCCGACACCTTTAAACGCTTCGTGCTCAAGTAGCCATGCTGTACCTCATCAGCGGCGCCAATGGCGCAGGCAAGACCCTGAACACCCTCAAGTGGGTACGCGAACGCCAGCTCAAAGAAAACCGCCCCGTGTGCCATAACGGGCGCTTCGAACCCGTGCCCGGTGGCGAGTTGGACGGCTGGAAAAAAATTGACTTCAAGGACTGGCAAGCAGAGCCAGACGGCACGATCTTTCTGATTGACGAAGCCCATAACGATCTGCCCAACAGGCCCGCAGGCTCCACCGTGCCCGAATCCGTCAAGATGCTGGCAGAACACCGCAGGCGCGGCTTTGACTTCTACATGGTCACCCAGCACCCGCAGAACATCGATAGCTTCGTGCGCCGCCTGATCGGCCCGCCTGGATGGCACCGCCACCTCAAACGCTCCTTCGGTGTCGATATGGTCAGCGTGCTGGAGTGGTCCGCAGTCAATCCCAATTGCGAAAAAGACGGCAGCGGCAAGACCGGCACAGTCACCATGCAAGCCTTCCCCAAGGAGGTTTATGGCTGGTACAAAAGCGCAAGCCTGCACACCGGCAAAAAGAAGCTGCCCGCAAAGCTTTGGGTCTTCCTCGCCTGCGTTCTGCTCATTCCGCTGTTGATCTGGCTCGCCGGTTCCAAGCTCTTGACCAAGACCGAAGCGAAGGCCGCCACCAAGCCCGCCAGTCAGGTCGAAACCATCGCCACAGCACCGCAGGCAGTAGCCGCGAAGCTCACCCCAGAGCAGTACATTGAACAGCGCTCTCCACGCCTGCCAGACTTCCTGCACACGGCCCCGGCCTATGACGAGGTGACTAAGCCCACTGTGGCCCCGTATCCAGCCGCGTGCATCACCATGGGCAAGACCTGCAAGTGCTACACCCAGCAGGCAACGCTTATGCAAGTCAGTGGCCCTGTGTGCCTCCAGATCGTGGCGCAAGGCTTCTTTGTGGACTGGCAGCAGCAAAGCCAGCAGGCAGCGCAGCAGGGCCCCCAAATGCTCCCGCAGCAGGTCCGCATGCAGCCTATGCAAGCAATGCAGCCACCGCCCCAGCAGGTGCGCAGCGTGCCCACTCCCAAGCTAGAGCCGAACCTTCCCGGCCAGATCACGCAGTCCGACATACCGCAGGCCCTGGGCATCAGAAACCCGGCCTTCAACGTCTACCCACACAACAGCGGCAGCCAAGGCGGGTAACGCTCCAATCATCCCTTCTGAGAGACAAACAGGGCCCCGAGAACGGAGCCCTTGTGGCGCAGTGGTGGGGTCGGGGTATGGGGTGACAAACCCCATGTCAGGCCGTTGATTAACCCTTGCCCGGTTTCTCCCTGAGCGCCAGCACACCGCACTGACAAGCCACTGAAAACCTATGGATTTCGGGGCCGCCATTTTGGGCTTTTACTAGTTGGTAAAAAAGCCAAGATTTCCCAAAAAGGAGGGAAAGAAGATGGCATTGATTGGATATGCGCGAGTTTCAACGCAGGACCAAGATACGGCTTTACAGCTGGACGCATTGTCCAAAGCTGGCTGCACAGTTGTTTTTCAGGAGAAGGCAAGCGGCGCGTCACGCAGGGGGCGGCATGAATTGACGCGGTGTCTCGCATCGCTCCAAAAGGGTGATGTACTGGTCGTGTACAAGATTGACCGCATCGCCCGCAGTCTTTTTGATCTGCTGGCTATGTTGCGCCAGCTTGAGGGTGTAGGAGCCACCATCAAAAGTGTCACTGAACCGCTTGACACAACAAACAGTATGGGCGTTTTCGTCGTTCAGATACTCGGCGCTGTGGCCCAGCTTGAACGTTCAATGATTCGGGAGCGCTCGATAGCGGGACAGATTGCCGCTAGGGCACGGGGGAGAATGCCGGGCAGACTGCGTGCTCTGAGTGCCACCGATGAGGCGGCTTTGGTCGCTGAGTATCAGCAAGGGGGCATTACGCAGGCCGGACTAGCCCTGAAGTATGAGGTTTCTACTTCGGTGGTTAAGCGGGCGTTGTATCGCGTCAGACAGCCACGTTAGGGTCAGAAACATCCGTTTCCGCCAGCATAGAACCCCAAGTGATTGATTCACTTGGGGTTTTTTGTTTTCTTAATCAATCGGTATGCCATTTGGTATGCCATGGCATGTTGGCTTTCGTTGAACGTCGCTGGATAAGCGTGTAGCTAGACTGAGCGCTTTCGCGTCAAGTAGTCTCAAATTTCCAGGCGGGCTGTGTGGACGATTGTGAACAGGCGCTGCGCGTTGCGGGTGCATAGCTGGCTCGTAGCTCTTGAAGGCCTTGTAGGCCACCGCAGGTTCCTGGGGTTTGAGTACGTTGAGGTTGCCCGCTCCATGGCGGCGCAGGCACGGGTCCAGTCACGAGCGTGAGACATGAGGCGAATGAACTCGCGCGTAACAGCCAACAGGTCATTCAAGGGCAGTAGCAAGGTACGCCTCAGGTGAGCCACCACGGTCTCTTGCGCAGGCGTGAGTACCGTTTGCAGGTGGTAGGCCGTGTGCGAGCGGCCCCCAAAGACAGAGCGCTTTTTCCACTTGTAGACCGTCTGCTTGGTGGCGCCAAAGCGCTGGGCCAAGACCCTGACTGTCTCTTCGCTGGCCGTGATCTCTCCACACACGGCAGGCGTGGTGCGGGCGTTTTTGTGCAGGACAATCAACATGGCTTCGCTCCCTGGGCGGATTGCAAGGACTCTGTCAATTTCTTGCGGAACCGCTCTGGCCATGAAGAGTTGATAGCATTTTGGATCGATGCAATCATCCGGGATGCGACACTTAAAGGAGGAGCGGGGATGGTTTGTGGCAAGCTCAGAACCAAAAAGAGCGGGTGTGGAACCATAAGGAAATTCGCTACGCTCGCAGCTATGGTCAGCTACTTTATTGAAGAGTACCGACCTGGAGAGCTGGGTGAACTTCGAAGTTTCCAGACTGATGAAAAGGGGTTGACAAAGGCACTTCTTGAGCGTGCCGCATTGGCGCGGGACTCGCATGGAAAGCGCTATGCGCATCAACGACGACTGACGCGCGACAGCCTGATTAGTGCGCACGAAGCTCTGCGGGCGAAGCTGGGGCGCCTCCAGAAGGCGGGGTCTTTCGACGAAGTGTGGGATTTGGTGCGGGACGCTACGTCGGAGGTTGCCGGCATCGGTGAGCTGTACCACTACGACACCGCATTGCGGATAGCTGCTGCATGTCGTCATGCTCCCGAGGATGTTTGTCTTCATGCGGGAACAAGGATTGGGGCAAAGCGGCTGGGCATCCGCACGGATCGTGAACGTGTGCTGATGTCTGAGTTACCCACTGAACTGCACAGATTGCAGGCGCATGAGGTGGAGAGCTTCTTATGCATCTTCAAGAATCAGCTGGGGGCAGCTACCCAACGTCGAGCCTGACATTCCCCTTGGTTGCCAGACAGGTACAGATTGACCCTCAGTCACTTGCCTGTCAGCGAAGATTTCTCGACGGAGTAGGTCGCGGCATCCAGGGTTGCGGATGCGCAACCTACGAGGCCTCTTGGATCAGGTGAGAAGAATTTCTGCCGATTGAAGGTCAATTAATTTTGAAAATCAACAAAAATCTGTTGATTTTTTCATTTTATGATCTAATTTCGCATGCTTCATCACTACTCGTTCGCCAATTTTCAGTCTTACCGGGAATGGACCGAGGTGTCCATGCTGGTGGATGGCAAAGTGCCACAGTCGGTCTGGGCCCGGAACGTTCCTACTGGCGAGCGTGTCAGCAGTGTGATGTCGGTCATCGGTGCCAATGCCAGTGGCAAGACGGCGTTGCTCAAGCCGCTTTTGTTTGTAGACTGGTTCATCAGCCAGTCCTTCGCGATGGACCCTCAGGCTGCCATTCCCGTGCAACCTCATCTGTCATCGCCCAATGAACCGTCACAGTTTGAGGTAGAAGCCGACTTCGAAGGTCGCCTGTGGCGCTACTCTTTGCGATGCACCCCGGAGCGCGTGCTGCATGAGTCACTCTATGTCAAACACGACCGCATGCGTTACGTGTTCACGAGAGACTGGAATGAAGACGATCAGGTGTATGTGGTCAAGCAGAAGGATTTTGGCTTGTTGCCTGCGGAGGCGAAGAAGGTCCGGCCAAACGCCTCGCTGATTGCGACCGCCGCACAGTACGGAGTGCCGTTGGCCCAACGACTAGCGATAAGTACTGTGCGGACAAACATCCATCAGTATGGTCGGCAGCCCTATGACCCGAATCAGTTGCTAACGGCTGCCGCCCACTTTGTCCAAAGTGACACCCAGCGGTTGCAGTTGGTCTCGATGCTGCGTCGATGGGATCTCGGCCTCAAAGACGTGGATATCCGGCAGATGGACAGCGTTCAGCCCGACGGCAGCAAACAGCCATTTTGGGTGCCCTTTGGCATACATTCGACGAGCGAAACAGCGGGCTTTGAGTTGCCCTTCATGCTCGAGTCCAACGGCACGCAGAGCTTGTTCGTGCTGCTGTCTCGCCTTCTTCCTGCTTTGGAAAGAGGTGGGGTGGTGGTGATCGATGAACTGGAAAACGATCTTCATCCGCACATGCTTGAACCGATCCTGGAGTTGTTTGCCAGTTCCAAGACCAACCCGGGAGGCGCCCAGCTGCTCTTTACCTGCCACGCAGTGGAGGTCCTCAATGTTCTTCATAAGTCGCAGGTCATGCTTGTCGAAAAAGATGAGCAGAACCAAAGTACCGCCTGGCGACTGGACAGCGTGGGCGGTGTGCGCAATGACGACAATTTATACGCCAAGTACATGGCCGGTGCGTATGGAGCGGTACCACAGCTATGAACCGCAGAAGATTGCCTCGGGTTGCTGCTCGCACTGTCCTGATCGTTGGCGAAGGTGACGCCGAGGAGGTGTTCTTGCGCTATCTAAAAGGGTTGTATGTGGAGCGGGGCTCAGGGGTGGCTGTCACGATCAAGAATGCCCGGGGCAAAGGTGCGGGCCATGTGGTGGACTATGCACGCCGCCAGGCAATGAATGCGCAATACGATGTGGTGGCTGCGCTCCTTGATACTGATACCGGCTGGACAGACGCTGCAAGAAAAATGGCTAAACAAGCAAGCATTCAGGTTTTGCCTTGTGATCCCTGTCTAGAAGCACTTCTGCTTGCTGTGAAGGACGAAGCCATTGATGGAAAGACCACTGACCAATTGAAGAGGGCGTTTGAGCGGCGCTTCGGATGCAGTGCCTCTGAAATGGATTGGACTCGGCACTTGGACATAGCGCTTGTAGACCGTAAGGCTGGCGAACACCCTGTGCTTGGGCAACTGATTCAGACGTTCATTCGCGTGGATGTCGCTCGCTAGATGTGGCTGCATTGCACGAGAGTGCAGGAGGTACACCCGAGACACCTTGCTCAGACAATCTTGCGTATGCGTCTTGACGTGCCCCTCGGGTGAAGGTAACTAGAGTTCGTTTTCAGCGGGTGAGCGGGGCGCGGCGGTCTGACTTGACTTTCAAGACCATAGGCGAATTTTGTGGGAGGGGAGGCTTGTGAAGATTGGAATCTGTCGACTTTGCCACCGAGAGGCCCAGCTTTCGAGGAGCCACATTGTTCCGAAGGCGGTGGTCAACCCTTTGAAAGCCGAAAAAGGGTTTTTGCTTCAGGTAAATGGTCGAGTGTTGATTTCCACGCAAACCTAACCCACCGGGGATGCGGACAAAAACTTGGACTACCAGGAGGTAGTTCATGTATTCCTACGAAGATCGAATCCGAGCCGTTGAGCTCTACATCAAGCTGGGCAAGCGCGTCAGGCCCACCATACGGCAGCTG